GCGGCGCTTGCCGGTGTCGAGGTCGAAGTGGATTTCCTCGCTGTCCTCGCGCTGCTCTTCGCGGAAGAAGCTGTTGAGGAAGAAGGGTTGCGGCTCGGGCAGCGCTTCAACGACCCGGCGCAACACACCAATGGTGAAAATGTCCATGCTGATACTCCTCGTCAGGCGGCCACGGCCGGCAGGATGGTGATGCCCTTGGCACGCAGGCCGTCGCGGATGCTGGCGACGGTGTGGGCGGTGCCGAGGGTGAGCGCGTTGGCGTTGAAGTCGCCGCGCTCGTAGGCGAGCGCCTGCTTGTCGGCGGCGCTGGCGTCGCAGTCTTCGGCGAGGACCAGGTCGGGGGCCTCGCTACCGTCAGTCGCGGCGGACAGGCTGAGGTTGTACTTGCCGCTCGCGGTGATCTTGCCGAGCACCGCCCCGCGGGTGAGGTTCTGCCCGGTGATGATCGTCACCGTGCGGCCAACGAGCAGGTGGGCGTTGCCGGCGATAAGGGCGTCGGGCGCATAAGTGCCCTCGGTGGCGAACTTGGCCTTGTAGTCCATGGCGATGCTTCCTTATTGGCGGGTGTTGCCGATCAGGCCGACGATGCTGGCGGCCAGGGCGGCTTCGGTGTTGTCGGGGGCGGCGTCATCGCCCTGGCTGCCGTGCTTGACGTCCGGGTTTTTGACGCCTGCCATGGCGGCGGCGAAGGCATTGCCGGCGGCGGAGGGGGTGGCCGCAACCGGCGCGGCGCCGAGGATGGCGCCGGCCTGATCGACCGACAGGCCGGTGGTGATGCACTGGTGCGCGAGCGCGGTGCGGCCTTCGGCGTTGGCGTGGGTGAGGATGCCGCTGACGCGCGTGCGCTCGGCTTCGGCGCCGGCCTGCAGCCCTGCGGCATGGCCTTCGGCGCGGGCGGCGTCGAGGGCGGCTTGGGTGACGCTGGCGGGCTGGTCGTTGCCCGCCGGGGTGGTGGTGCCAGACATGCGTGTTTCTCCTGTGTCGGTGGCGGTTGCACGGGCGGGGTGCCCGACTGGGGCAGGCCGGCTGCTGCCGGCCAATTCGGAAATCACTTGATCGAGCGTGCCGATGCGATCGGCCAGGCCGGCGGCGACGGCGGCGACGCCACGGAAGACCGCGGCCTGGGTGTTGCGCACGGCGTCGGGGTCGAGCCGGCGGGCGGTGGCGACGGCATCGATGAACATGGCGTAGAGGCCGTCGGACTCGCGCTGCAGGTCGGCACGCACGCTGTCGGGCAGCGGCTCGAAGGGGTTGCCGTCGATCTTGTGGCCGCCGGAGTAGATGTGCGTGATGGCGACGCCGTCGGCCTCGAGGGCGCGGGAGAGGTCGGCGTGGCGCATGACGACGCCGACGGAGCCGGCGTGCCCGGTGCGGGAGATGACGATTTCGTCTGCGGTGCAGGCGCCGAGGTAGCCGGCCGACAGCGCCATGCTGTCGAGTACGGCGATGTGCGGCTTGGTGCCGCGCAGGGCGAGCAGGCGGTCGTGCGCTTCGAAGGCACCGGCCGCCTCGCCGCCCGGGGAGTCCCATACGGTGACGATGGCGCGGATAGAAGCGTCGGCGGCGGCGGCTTCCGCCTGCGCGACGACGGTGTCGTAGCCGAGGACGTTGGTGCAGGTGGCAGCGTCGAACCGGCCGCGGTGCACGAGCGCCCCCATGGCGGAAATGACGGCGACACCGTCAATGACCTTGTAGCCGTTGTCGGACCACTGCCCCCCCATGGCGCCAAAAAGATCGGCATGCATGGGGGCGGCGGCAGGGGTTCCACCCGTCTGCCCGAGCAGGCGCGGGGCGATGCCGGCGAGGATGGCGTCGAGCGCGGCGGGCTGGATCAGCAGCGGGCGGTTGAAGATACGCGCGGCAAGATGCGGGTAGGCAATGGTCACTCTTCAGCCTCGGTTTCTTTCGGCGCCGAACCCGTTTTAGCGGCGGGGTCGCGCAGGGTGATCGGGCGGCGCACGTTTCCATCCTCGCGCCAAGCCCTCTGAACGCTTTCGTTCGGCGCGTGAAGGCCGAGGCGGGCGCGAATGGCGGCTTCGTCATCGAGTTGCGGGGTGATCACCCCGCTGCGCACCGCTACCCCATAGGCCTCGATGAAGGCCTTGTCGTCCAGGTCGTCGCCTTCCTCGGGGTCGCTTCTGTCTGCGTCGGAGTCCGGCGCGGCGGCTTCAGGGCTTGCGGCACGCGTCTCGAGCGGCAGGCCGGCGGCGGCCATGCGCCGGCGTTCGTAGGCGCGCTGCTCGATGACTTCTTCCCAGTCGGCGCCCTGCTCCGCGCACTCGTCCTCGAGGGTGGAGATGTTGTAGTCCATGCGGATGCCGGAGGCAGTGGCCTCCTTGACCGGGTCGACCCAGCCCCGGCCGCTGAAGATGAAGCGGCAGCGGGTGTAGGCGTAGCGGTTGCGGTAGAAGTCGGGGGCGTCGATCTCGCCGGCGTTCACCGCCTCTTCGAGCCAGAGGTCGTAGATGGGGCGCAACCAGGTGTCCATGAGCCAGCGGCGGCGGCCGTTGAAATAGCGCCAGGCTTCGAGCAGCGTGGCGCGGGCGCTGGAATAGTTGGTCTGGCTGAAGTCCTTCAGCAGCAGCTCGTAGGGCAAATTCATGCCGGCGGCGATGTGGCGCAGCACGGCGTGCATGAAGGCTTCGAAGGCCGCGTTCGGGCGGCTTGGCGTGAAGCTGCTGAGCTTGGCGCCGGCCGGCAGCGGGATGACGGCGGCGCCCTTGAGTTCGCGGATGTTGCGGGCTTGCTTGAGCGATTCGCCCCACGCGGCGCGGGGGTCGTCGCCGAAGAGCTGGGCGGCGGCATCCGGGCTGAGGTCGGATTCGAGGAAGGCGGCAATCAGCGAGTTGGCGACGGAGGCTTGCAGTTCGGTGTTCTGGTACTTGCCCGCCATGTGGAACTCGCGCATCACGGCGGTGACAATGGGCTTGCCGCGGCTTTGCCCGGTGCGCTCCTTGTCGTGCAGATGGATGACGCGCTTGCGCCCCCATTGGGTGGCGGCTTCGACGTAATCCCAGTCTTCGGCGCCGACCGCGGGCGTGAAGCCGCCGAAGCCGTAGAGGTCACCGGGGTGGCGCTTGCTGATGTAGTAGCCGACGGGGGCGCCGTAGAAGTCGCGGCGGATGCCGGCGCGCACGTCGGCATCCGCGCGGTATTGCGGGGGCGTGCTGACGCGATCGGATTCGATCAGCGAAAGACGGGTGGCCCACTTGCGGTCACGGCTGGGCAGCCACAGCGGCAGGGCAAAGTGGTCGCCGTTGAGCATGGCGCCGCCGAGCGCCTGCAGGGTGAGCCCGAGCAGGTTGAGCTCGTTGGCGGCGTCGCACTCGTTGGTTTCGGCCCAGCTGCGGAACTTGGCCTCGGTGAGGTTGCCCCAGTCGCGCGCCTGGTCCGGCGTCCAGCCGAGCAGGCGGTAATCGGGCTTGGCGGAGAGGCGCAGCTGTGCGCCGACGATGCAGTCCTTGAGGGTCTGCATGCCGCCAGCGGCAAGACCGTTGTTGCGGGCAAGATCGCGCGAGCGCGGGGTGAGAGTTTCCAGGTCGGCGAGCAGGTCGGCATCGGCGGACCCTGCGGCGGGGAACCAGCCGGGCATGGCCGGGTCGTTCCACGCCGCGGCGGCATGTGCGCCCGACAGGCTCGCGCCGACGCCGCGCGCGGCGAGTTGGCGGGTAACGGCGGGGCGACGGCGCTTGGCCATCAGCGGCCCCCGACCAGGTAGATGGGGCGGTGCGCGTGGATGCCCGCGCGGGCGTCGAGTTCGGCGCAGACGGCGGCAATCTCCTTGCGGATCTCGGCGATGTTCTGGTCGAAGCGGGCGTTGCGGTCGCCACTGCCGGCGGCGGTGGGCTTGGTCAGCCGGTCGTGCAGGGACTGCGTGAGGCTGTCACGCAGGGCTTCGAGTTGCTCGACGGTGTGGTGGCTGTAGATTCCCATGCGGCGAGGATGCCGGCATAGGCGGAACTGTTTTGCGTTGTTCGTTCCGAAATTTCACCCGGTGATGATCCTGCGTACCCAGCGCTCTGTTACGCCAAAGCGGTCGGCAAGCTGGGTGGTGGTGAGCCCGCGGGCGCTGAGGATTCTGATTTTGCGGCGGGTTTCTCGAGATTGTCTGACGCGGGCGCTTGGGATGCGCGCGCCTGCGATACGAAGGACAAGCCGGTCGACAAGCATGGCGGCGGCGTCGTCGGCGGCGCTGAGGCCAAAGCTGCGGGCGACGGCGCGCGCTTCGTCTTCGATGATGGCAAGCACGTCTTCACGGTGGTTTTCTTGGGTGGCCTGGGTCATTTCGTCGGGTCCGTCAGTGCATGGGGATGGGATTGAATAGGCTGTCGTCTTCCGCTTCTGCGGGAGGCTGTCGATCCCTCAGATCCTCGCCATGCTGGCGGGCCGATTTTTGTTCGCCCGTCTGTGCGGGCTGGGGTGCTGCAAACAGATCCGTAATGGCGGGCTGTACATGCTGCTCGAGTTCGTCCCACCATTTGCGCTTTCTCGGCGACCAGAGATCGAGGCGCTCTTCGAGCCAGATCGTGTAGGCGGTCATGTCGATGACTTCGTTGCGCTTGCGGTTGGGGGTCCAGCGGGTGACGGTGCCGTATTGCGAACGCACGGTGACGCGGTCTTCGGCGGCGAGCTGGCGGAACCATTCGTCGGTGTTTTCGCTGGACAGGTGTACGTAGCCAGGGCCGGGTTGGTTGATTTCGAGTCGTGCGGCGAGTCGGTCCTTGGCGAGGTGGGTGCCGACGTGCCACAGGATGGGGCCGTGCTTTTCGCGGCGGCCCTTCCAGTTGAAGCCGACCTTTGTGTTGCCGTTCTCGATCGAGCGCTCGGCGCCCGATGAGCCCTTTACAGCATGCACGCGGCGGGCGCGGTGCTTGTGCGCGAAGGCGTAGACGGCGTCGGTGTGATGACCGCCGGAGTCGATAGCGGTGGCGTAGATCCGCTGAGTGCTGCCACTGACGTGCTGGTAGGTTTCGCCGAAGAGGAATTCTTCGAGATCGAGCCAGACTTCTTCCTGTGCTGGGTTGCCGAAGAAGACGCGGTGGTCGATGGTCCACATCTGGCCGCCGATGCCGTAACCCCACACTTGCGCCTCGAGCCGGTTGCCCTGGTTGTCGCAGCCGCAGAGCAGCAGCAGGCAGTCGCGCGGCAGGGTGCGCAGCTTGAAGGGCTCGGCGCGCTGCTTGAGCTCGTCGGCGTCGGTGCGCTCGATCTCGCCTTCCCAGCACTCACCCAGGGTGGTGTTGGTGAAGGCCTTCATCTTGCTGTCGTCGCCGGCCTGCATGGCTTCGTAGGCGGAAGCGAACTCGCGGACGATCTTGGACCAGGGTACGGCGGGGCTGTAGGCGGTCCAGAGGTGGAAGGCGATGTGGCGCGGGGCCTCGGCACGGGTGCCGTCCGGGCGGGTGAAGCGGCCGTCGGTGTGCAGCCATAGCGTGCCGTCTTCGTTGATCCAGACGCCCTGATCTTCCATGCGCAGGTAGTCGGCCTGGCTGTACAGGGCGCCGCAGTGCGGGCAGAGCTGAGCGGCGCTGTCGGGGTCGTCACGGCTGAACTTGAAGCCGTGCGGCTCGTCCTTGCCGCCCCAGGCGAGAGCGTGACGCTCGCCGCAGTGCGGGCATGGGGCCTGGTAGGTCATGCGCTCGTCGGCGACGGTGTAGCGGGCGTCGATCAGGCACAGGCCCTTGGTCTTCGGGGTGGAGCCGTCGATGCACTTCGGGAAGGTAGCGCCTTCGGTACGCTTGGCGCCAATGGTGAAGGGGTCGCCTTCTTTTTCAATGTCGTTGTCGAAGGCGCTGAGCTCGTCCCACACGGCGACGTCGGTGGAGACGCGGCGGTAGTTCTTGGCCGCCTTGCCGCCCTTGGTGTGGGTGATGGAGCCGATGAACTTCTTCGCCTGCAGGGTGTTGTCCTTGCTGCGCGAATGCACGCTGGGCAGAACGTCGCGCATCACGGCAATGTCGCGCAGCGCGGGCTCGAGTTCGGTCTTGACGAACTCGTCGCGGTCTTCGTCGGTGGGCTGCCACAGGATCTGATTGCGCCGCCGGTGGTGCGCGTTGTAGAGCAGGAACGCCAGCAGCATCTTGGTGTATCCGACGCGAGCACTTTTCTTGAAGGTGACTTCGTAGATGTCGTCGTTGGACATGCAGGCGAGGATGGCGCGCTGGAAGGTCCAGGGCGTCCAGGTCTGCTCAACGTAGGACGACTCCGCCGACAGGTAGAAGTACCGGCGGGACCACTCTTCGAGCGACAGCGGTTCGGGCTTTCCCCAAGCTCGCAGACCGCGCGCGAGCGCCTGCTCGATCTGCGATCGGGCTTCGGCCATCACGAGCTGGATCTGCGAAAGATCACTCATGCAGCGGCAGCCTCGTCAGGGTCAGGCTGGTCGAGCGCTGTGGAATCGTCGGTCTCCTCCTCCTGCTCGAGGCTGGCAAGCGTCATGGCGGCGGCCATGTTGCGGCACTTGGCGATGTCGGCGGTGATGTGCTCGATCACGTCCGAGCCGATGCCCGGCACGCGGCGGCGCACGAGCCCCGGGATGGTGTCGAGGATCTTGCCTACGCGCGTGCCTGCGGTGGCGAGCACAGCTTCCATTGCCGCGACCGGCGCAAGCTCGCCGCGCTGGGTGGCGTTTTGCATGGCGACCTTGTCGGCCTGCTCTTTCGCCAGGCGTGCGCGCTCGGTCGCCAGATCGAGGTCGCCATTCGCCGCGCGACCAGCGGCAATTTCGCGCAGGTGGCGGCAGTACTGCTTGAGCCATGCGCCGCCGGCCTCCCCTTCAATCAGCACCCCACGTGCAAGCAGATCGGACACTGCCGGCTGAGAGATTCCGACCAACTCTCCGAACTCGGCCTGTTTTAATTTCTTAACTAAATCAACCACATAACCCCCTTAGAAAAATGCCGTGACTAGAGAAAGCACGAGGTTCGAATTACCCGTGACGGGCACCCCTCGGAAGGACCCGTGATCATGCGCGCACCTTTTCGAGCGCCTGGCGCAGGGCTGCCTCGATGCGCGGGGCGAGCTCCCGGGTGGCGGTTTTCTGGGCGACCCCGTAGAAGTCGAACCGAGGCTTGTACGCGGCGCGGCGCACGAAGATCACCACCGGCTCGATGCGGCTGCCCATGGCATAGTTGGTGCGGCGGTAGATGCCGGGCTGCATCTTGTTCGCGCCTGTCTTGCCGCTGCTGCGCACGAACTGCCTGCGGTCGCCTGCGCGGACGACGAAATACTCCCAGCCGGCCTTCTTCTTCGTCCCGGCCTTGCGCTTGTTGCGCCCGGCGGCGCGCATGTTCTGTGTGCTGCCAGCGACTTGCTCGGCTGCATCGAACCACGACAAGATCTGGCGGATCTCGCCAACCGAGTGATTGCCGTAGGCGTCGAGCTTGGCGCGCTCGCCGGGGACGGCAACCCAGCCGGAGGGCAGGACGCCGGCGGCCTGCAGGGCCTTCTCGAAGGCCTTCTGACGGCGGCTGCTGGCGCCCTCGATCTGCGTCTTCAGAAAGTTGTCCGCGCGATACCAGTAGCCGTCCTTGACCTCGACGAACGCGGACAGCGCACTACCGGCCACGGTGCGCAAGAAGCCGCCCCATCGCTCTTCCTTGCCCAGGCCAACGCGGAAGCTGTTGAGCGTCCACCGCGTCGGGCGGTCGAACGCCCGCCCCATCTCCTTGACCTCGGCGTCCTTGATCGCCCGTGCCGTGCCGAGCAGTGCGCGCTGAGTGGCGATCTCGACCGTGCGCGGCGTGGCCTGCAGGCGGGCGGTCACGTCCTTGATGTTGGTCTCGACATTGATCCGCATCACTTCCCCTCCTGTTCTCGCTTCCAGCGCAGATCCGCCAGACGCTGCTCGGCCTCGAGCGAGGTGACCGGTGCAACCCCCC